CCAATGCGGGGCACAACCGCATGGGGCCGTGCTGGTCGTATCACGAATACGGCGCGAAGGTGGCGGCGGGTGAGGTGGAAGACGACGCGTTCTTTCCGTTTGTCTGTGGCCTGGATGAATTGGATGATCCCTTCGCGGATGAATCATGCTGGCCGAAGGCGAACCCATCATTGCAGGACGCCGATCTGCCGGGGATGAAGTACATCCGTGAGCAGGTGGTGGAAGCGAAAGGGATGCCCAGCAAAGAGGCGATTGTCCGACGCCTGAACTTCTGCCAGTGGACGGATGCCGAGAGCCCGTGGATCAGCGGCGAAGTGTGGCGCGGCGCGCAGCGAGATTTCGACTGGCAGGACTTGCGCGGGCGCCGTGCCGTGGCCGGGCTGGACTTATCCAGCACCACCGACTTGACGGGCATGGTGTTCCTGGTGGAGCCCATCGAGGCGGGCGAACCGTGGCTGCTGGTGCCGTTTGCCTGGTTGCCTGACGTGGAACTGCAGCGCAAGGCCGACACCGACCGCGTGCCCTACATCCAGTGGCGGGCCGAAGGGTATCTCGACACGACGCCAGGCCGGGCCATCAGCAAGCGGGTGATCCTGCAGAAGTTGTCGGCCATGTGCGACTTCTTAGAGATCATCGCCGTCGGGTATGACCGCTGGCGCATTGAAGACCTCATGGCAATGGCCGCCGATGACGGCATCAGCCTGCCCGAAATGAAGCCGGTAGGGCAGGGTTACAAAGATTTCAGCCCAGCGCTGGAAACATTCGAGCGCATGTTGCTGAACGGCGAGATTGCACACCCAGGCCACAAGGTGCTGGACTGGTGCATGAGCAACGCAGTCATTGAGCAGGACGGCGCGGAGAACCGCAAGCTGTCCAAGGAAAAAGCGACGGGGCGCATTGACTTGGCTGTCGCCGCAGTCATGGCCGCTGGCCTGATCAACACAACTATCTCTACAGAGAAGTCATTCTGGGAGACCGCTTGAAACTCTTTGACCGACTCTTTGGGCGTAAAGCCGCCCAGCTCACTTACGATCAGGTGGCTAGTCTGATCGACGGCGTGGGCGGCGGCTCTGTCGCCGGGGTTGTCGTGACGGACAAGACCGCGCTGCAAGTCTCGACCGTATTGGCGTGCGTGAAGGTGATAGCAGATGGATGCGCTACGCCTGATTTGCATGTGTTCCGCGAACTGGCTGACGGCACGCGCCAGAAGGCTACCAACATCCCGGAATACCGCTTGCTGGCCCGACGCCCGAACGAGTGGCAAACGTCATTTGAGTGGCGAAGGCAGATGACTATTCACGCGGCCCTGACTGGGGCCGGTTTGTCCATCAAGGTGCGTGGCGACAACCGGCGAGTGCGTGAACTGATCCCGGTCATGCCTGGCAACTGGGATGTACGCAAGGTTTCGCGCTACGAGGTGCGTTACCGCTGCTGGGATGAGTTCGGCATGATTGGCGAGTTTTCGCCCGAGGATGTATTCGTCCTGAACGGCGTGCAGTGGGATTGGGTGGGTAGCATGAATGCGGTGCAGCTTGCGCGCTCTGCCATCGGCCTTGCCATCGCCACTGAAAAGAGCCAAGCAGCGATGCACGCCAACGGACTGCGCCCAAGCGGCACCTACAGCGTTGATGGCAACTTGAACGAAGAACAGCACAAGCGCCTTACCGCATGGCTGCGGGAAAAGACAGGCCCCGAAGGCGCTGGCGCTCCGTTGGTACTGGATCGCAGTGCGAAATGGCAACCCACGACGCAAACTGGCGTGGACGCGCAGCATGTTGAGACCCGGCGCCTGCAGATTGAGGAAATCTGCCGCGGTTATGGGGTGTTCCCGATCATGGTTGGGCACTCCGACAAGACCAGCACCTTTGCCAGCTCCGAGGCGTTCTTTGCGGCCCACCTGATCCACTGCCTGGCGCCGTGGCACCGCGCGTGGACGCAGCGCATTGACGAAATGCTATTGGACGGCGCTGGGCCGCTGTTCGGCGAGTTTGACACCCGCTACATGCGAGCCGGGTCTATCAAGGATCGCGCTGTTTACGCCCGCACCATGGTCGAAATGGGCCTGATGAGCCCCAACGAATACCGCGACGAAGAAGGATGGGACCCACGTCCTGGCGGCGATGAATACCTCAAGCCGTTGAACATGAGCAGCGGCACAGCCGATGAAGGAAGCACCAATGCAAAACAAGACCCAGCAACGCCCTGAGCGCAAGGACGCAGGCGGTGGGCGCGAAGTGCGCTCCTTCGCTCTGCAGATCAAGGCCGCAGGCGACGATGGCACCATTGAAGGCTACGGCTCCGTTTTTGGCGTGCGTGACAACTACGACGACGTGATAGCAAAGGGCGCCTTCGTCCAATCCCTGAAAGACCACAAGGCGGCTGGCACCATGCCCGCCATGCTCTGGCAACACGATGCCGACAAGCCAATCGGCGTCTGGACGGAGATGGTCGAAGACGAAAATGGCCTGCGCATCAAGGGTCAGCTCGCCATGGAAACCGTCAAGGGCAAAGAAGCGCACGCGCTGCTCAAGATGGGCGCGCTGAATGGCCTCTCAATCGGGTTCATGTCCAAAGAATGGGCCTACGACCGCGACACCGAAGTGCGCACCCTCACGGCCATTGACCTGTGGGAAGTCTCGCTTGTCACTTTCCCCGCCAACGAAAAGGCGCGGGTAACGAATGTGAAGTCTGCAGATGAGCTGCAGGCTCCCAAAGATGCTGAAAAAGTCCTGCGTGATGCCGGGTTCAGCAAGTCCGACGCAACGGCGTTTGTGTCGCGCGTCATGCGGATGGGAGAAGTGCGGAGTGATTCTGCGAATTCGACCGCCGTGGCAATGAAGGCAGCCGACCGGCTGCTCCGTTCCCTCACATCCTAAGAAAGAACCACCATGCGTAAAGCAAACACCCTCCTGGCCGTGATGGCCGCACACATGGCCGCATTCACGGCCAAAGCCCGATCTGTCGGCGCCTATGAAAAGCGCGACGAGCCCAGCATCAAATCTGTGGCCGAGGCCCTTGACAAGATCGCTACGGCCTTCGATGAGTACAAGAAGACCAACGACGCCCGCATTGAGGCGGTGAAGTCCGGCGCATCGACCGAAGCCCTGGACGCCAAGCTCGCCAAGATCGATGAATACATCGACGGCCTGAACGAGGTCAAGTCCAAGATGGAAAAGATGGAAACCAAGCTGTCGCGTCCCGGCGTGATGGACGGTGGCCGTCAAGAAGGCGAGAGCAAGGAAGCGGCTGAATACCGTCACGCCTTCCTCGATTGGATGCGCGCGCCCAACGACCATGAGCGCCAGCAAAAGACTGCCGCCGCAGCGAAACAGCTGGAAGCCAAGAACCGTGATGGCCGCGAAACCCGCGCCACGCAGACCGTCACCTCTACCGGCTCCGCTGGTGGGTTTGCGCTGCCTGAGATCATCGAGCGCCAGATCGCCCGCCTCTCGGTGGACATTTCCCCAATCCGCCAGATCGCCACTGTGCGCACTGTTGGCAGTCCTGACTACAAGGAGCTGTTCGACATCAACGGCGCTGGTTTTGAGTGGGTGGGTGAAACCGACACCCGCAGCCAGACCAACACGCCGAACCTGGCAGAAGTGGCGCCCACGTTCGGCATGGCATCTGCAAAGCCCCAGGCGTCGGAAGAGTCGCTGGACGACCTGTTCTTCGACGTCGAGAACTGGCTGGTCAGCTCTGCCGCCGAAGCCATCGCGCAAGGTGAAGGCACAGCGTTCATCAGCGGAGACGGCACCAAGAAACCCACCGGGTTCCTGGCTGGCCCAACCCCCGTCACAACCGCTGATTCCAGCCGCGCATTCGGCACGCTGCAGTACATCGCGTCCGGCCAAGCCGCCGCACTGCCCACCAGTGCCGATGTGTTCTATGACCTTGTGTACTCGCTGCGCGCCCGCTACCGCAACAACGCCCAGTGGGTTACTTCGAAGCTGGTTTTGGCCGCGCTGCGCAAGTACAAGGACACGACAAACCAGTACCTGTGGCAACCCGCCTTGACTGCTGGTCAGCCTGCGACCTTCATGGGCTACGGCATCACCGAAGCGGAAGATATGCCCGCTGTCGGTGCTGGCGCGTTCTCGCTGGCCTTTGGCGACTTCAAGGAAGGCTACCTGATCGCCGACCGCGTGGGCATGCGCATCACGCGCGACGAAATCACCACTCCCGGTTTCGTGAAGTTCTACGTGCGCAAGCGCGTGGGCGGCAAGCTGCGCAACACACAGGCAATTAAGCTGCTCAAGATCGCAGCGTCCTAAAACCCAGGCCCTTCGGGGCCTTTTCTTTTGGCGCTCACATGAAACTCACCATTACCAAAGACTTCACCTACTGGCACGGCGGCTGCCGACGCGCGGACTACGTGGCCGGTCAGGAGGTCGATGCGGACGATCAGGAAATGATCGCTGTGGCCCTGGCCGAAGGCTGGGCGACGGATGGAGCGCCAACAGAAAAGGCCAGCAAGGCACCCAGCAACAAGGCCCGCAAAGCCGCGCCGGAGAACAAATGAGCTTTGTGTCCATATCCGAAGCAAAGCTTCATCTGCGCGTGGATAACACCGATGAAGATGTCATGATTGGCATCTACATCAGCGCCGCTGAACAGTCTGCGGTCATGGCCATGGATCGTGGCGTGTACTTTGACGATGCAGCTTTGCAGGCAGCGATTGCTGCCGCGCCGGACGCACTCTCGGCCGCTACCACGGCCTATACAGCGGCAGTGGCCGCCGCCGGTGAGATGGCAGATGCGACGGAGAAGAATGCGGCTTTGCGGGCGGCAGAAATGGCCTATATGCGCGCCCAGGTGGCGCATCGTCAGACGTTCGATGGCATCGTTGCAAACGATCAGATCAAAGCCGCTGTGCTGCTGACGGTAGGCCATCTGTACGCCAATCGAGAAGATGTTGTTGTTGGCGTCTCGGTGTCAGCCCTGCCGGCCGGCGTTGATTGCTTGCTGCAACCATTCAAGGTGTATGCCTGATGCGCGCCGGGAAACTTGACCGTCGCGTCACATTCCAGCAGCCCACGAATGCTGTTGACGACTACGGCCAGCCCGTGCCCGGTGGCTTTGCCGACGTGGCGACGGTGTTCGCCGCCATCCGCCCCACGGGCAGCAGTGAGCGCCTTGCGGCATCGCAAATGCAAAGCGGTCAGACGCACGTCATCACGGTGCGTCACAGCACGGCACTGGCCGCAGCAATCGGATCGT